TATAAGTTTGATTCAAATCAAGAAATGACCTCAAAGATAATAGTATGTATAGATAATATGGAAGACAGACTAGCAATTTATGATCGTTGGAGAATGGAGAATAAAGACTCTAAAGGATATTTTATAGATGGTAGAATGGATGCATTAGCATTCGAAGTAGTAACAATGACTAAAAGAGATGCACCTATTGACTATTATGAACACTGGACTTCCAGTGCTAATATAGAGGACGCACCTTGTACCATGAAACATACCATATTTACTGCAAATCTTGTAGCTGGTATGATGGTTAATCAGGTGTTTTGTTTATCAGGTAATAGAGGTTATCATAAGTATATATGGATGGATTTATTGACAAATAATCTTCGTAAGGAAGGTTTTAGAATAAATTCCATAGGAAAATATCTAGATCATACTTATATTAACCCTGCCATAACTGAGGAGAAATAACAATGGTAGATGAAAGAGAGACTCTTAGTTCTATAATGGGCTATTTAGGACAAATGTCCACTAGTTTAGTAGAATTAAGTAATACTATGCAAGGTTTTGCCGAAATATTGACAAAACTTGAAGCAACAATGCAAAATAGCCCCTACCTCGCAAAGGAAACAACAGAAGCCAGTGAGATTGAGAGACTTGAAGCTCTCAAGGAACTGGCTGGGAGAACAGCATGACTAACAATACAATCACAGACTTCGCTAAATTCGTAGGACCTATCAAAACTATAGATATACATGGTAAACCATATGTCACAGTTCCTGAACGCTTACGAGCATTTCATAATTTATATCATAATGGTAGAATAGAAACAGAACTTATACATGGAGAAGGTGGCCATTATATAATGAAAACTACAGTTACTCCTGATGTGGAAAACCCTGATAGATATTTCACTGGTTTTGCACATGAGGATGAATCTAAAAGTCAAATCAATAGAACAAGTGCTATAGAAAACTGTGAAACTTCGGCAACTGGTAGAGCACTAGGATTGCTTGGACTAGGTAGTGAATCTAGTATTGCATCAGCCGAGGAAGTACAAAATGCAATACATCAACAAGGAAGTCAGAGTAAACATCTGTCTTCCATAAAAGAGGAATCTAAATAATGCCTTATAGACCAGAACAAAAACAGTCCTTTAAGAATGGTGATACTCCACCTTGGCTAGGTTACCAAAATACTAAAATCTTATCATTTAAAGATGAGTCTGATAAGTATGATTGGGCAGATGTATATCTAGTTATAGAAATGCAAACAGCGGGAAGTGAATTTCCTGTTAGAATGCGTATCAATGGATCATTTGAACGTGATGAAGAAGGTCTTATCATGAACAATTCACTGTTAAAAAAGTTTTATAGTATCGCTGATGCTATAGGATTTGGTGGTGGATTTGATAAGGCTGGAGACTGGGTAACTAAATCAGATGAAGGAATAGAAGACATAGCTAAATTTCTGAACAACAATTATACTGACAATTCTGGTTCAGAAATATATCCATATACTATCTATGTTTATAAAACAAAGGTAATGGATAAGCAGTCCAACGAAGAAAAGGTATGGACAAGAGTAGTTGAACGGATGGCTAAATCTGACAATCAAAAACAGATGAAGAGTCTAGAGAGCTATGTCAAATGGGCTAAAGATAATGATGTTATTAAAGAACATGTTCCAGAGGAAGATACAACACCGGAACCTTGGGATAAGGCATCGGCACCTTCTGTAAAGACTGTTAACAGTTATAAGGTAGGTTAATGTTTGTCGAGTTAGCACTTAGGAGTCCTGCGTCAAGAGGCTCCTTAGTGAATCTCGATGATCTAGAACAAGCAGTAACGGTACATGGGAAGAATATTCCTGTGTATCGTTCTGTATATTTATATGATAGGACAGGTTACGATTATGTGGAATTACATAAAAGCGTCAAAGGGTATACAGGTTGGAGAGGGATTGATTATCTTCCTATAGATATAGATAAAGTTCATGACTCTAGTCCTATTGTATCAGGTAAGAAAACTGTTGCAAAGGCAAGAGAGGTAAATAAAAAATTATTAGAGTTAGGTCTAGATGATACTTCATATTGTATATTTTTTAGTGGAACAGGATTTCATTTTATCATGCCTGGCTCACTATTCGGATTCGAAAATCATCAGGGAGTAGAATTACCATACATTGTAAAGAGAACAATGTCAAAGCTCTTACCTGAGGCAGATATGTCAATCTATTCAAGGTCTGCTTTATATAGATGTGCAGCTACTAAGAACTATAAAACACAACTTTATAAAACATATATCACAAGTAAAGAATTAGACACTTTAACCTATGCTAAGATTGCAGAGAAGAGTAGGAAATGGGACATCAATGATTTCCATACATTCCCATCAGAAGAGCAATCACATAAATTTGAGAAGTATGTAACATTTGATTCACCCAGTGTAAAATCATTTTTTAATAAAAGTAATCACACAAATGTTGTACCATGTATTCAAGATATGTATAACAACCCACCAGCTGAAGGGAACCGGCACAATACTTTAATGAGGATCGTTTCTCACTTTAGAAGAAATGGGATTCCTATTAATGCAACAATAGCAGCTATGGAAGAATGGAATAAGGGTGGGGACAGAATCAAAGATTCTGAACTTCTTGTATCTATTAACGATGTATACACAAAAGGTTATCAATATGGGTGCATGGATAGTATGATGATGACCTATTGTCAACCTCATTGTGTATATTTTAAAAGAAAGGATTATCTTATGGATATATTGAATGTCAGTGATCTACAAGCAATGTTAGATACTAGATTGGAAAGAGATTTCTCAGGTGTAAGTATAGATTTATCAAAACTTTTTGGCTTAATAGGAATAGAATCTGTTATATATCCGGGAGAACTAGTAACAATAGTAGGACCAACCGGTGTAAATAAAACAACTCTTGCTCAGAATATATCTTTAGCATATAATGCAGCTGAAGATAAAATAGAAGAAGAATTACAAATACCAACATTGTACTTATCATTAGAATTAGCACCATGGCTTATGCATAGAAGAAATCTTCAAATTGTTGCTGACGTAGATACAAATACTATATCAAAAGAAAATAAAAAGATATATGATCAATTTAAAAATCAAGTAGCTCATATAAAGATTCAAACTCTTAGTCCAACTGTAGAGCAAATAAGAAAAAAGGTTCAAAAAATGTCACCTGCTTGCATAGTGATAGACTATATTGATTTAGTGGAACCACCAAGTCATGCAAGAGGTGAATACGAATCAATCAGAAATATATCTCATGCTTTAAGTAATCTAGCAGTGAATTATGATCTAATCATTATCCAGCTAAGTCAAACTTCAAGACAATACTCCAGAAGTGGCGAATTAGACCTCTATGCCGGTAAAGGAAGTGGAGCAATAGAAAATGCCTCACGGAAACTAATGGTATTAGAAGGTGAATCAAAAACAAGAGAAAGGAGGCTGAAAATGGTTAAGAGTACAGATGGCGAACTATGGGATGTAAAACTGAACTTTAATGATTCATTCAGATTGAAAAGAATATGAATCATCAGTACCTGCTAGATATCCATCTATTCAATATGGAAACCGAACCAAAAAGTGGTATAGATATTGTACTATTATCATTTATAAAATTCGGAATAGAAATAAGTCAAGGTGTTCATCCTAACAAGTATGACACCATACTTTTTAATTTTGGTATATGGAAATTATACTTTGCATTTCAAATCATGCTAGATTGGAGGTAGAATGACCTATTACAATACAAATCATGAGCAGGGGAATGTGCTAGATAGAAGTAGAAGAAAAGCACGAAACCAAGAAGAGGTTATATTTGACCTGTTTAATAAATTTCCTGATAAAGAGTTTACACCATTTGAAGTACAATTTAAACTTAATCTTATGTGCCCTATTACTAGTGTTAGAAGGGCAATGTCTAATCTTACTAAAGAACATAAACTAGAAAAAAGTAGTAAACAAAAATTAGGTAAATACGGTAAGTTAAATCATACTTGGCATTTAGCTAGCTGGCTTAAAGCAGATTATTAAAAGGAGGATATAGGTTTTTTGATGTTGTTCCCCTATGTCTACAATGCAATATAATCAAGGAGACTTTAGAGAAAAGCTAGTTAATGTTCACGGTAGGCACTGGCATAAAGCATGGCTTAGATTGTCACGTAAAGCATCTTCTTTGAAACAAGCTCTGAAAAAAAGGTCGGAAATGCATCAAGTGCTTTTTGAAATAGAGCTTGTCGATATAAAGAAGATGTTTTACGAAGTCTACGGTGAAAAATGTAAGTACTGTGATAGAATATTAAGTGTTTCTACAATGGTATGTGACCATATAATTCCATTATCTAAGAATGGAGAATCAACACCAAAGAATTTGCAGATTATATGTAAACAATGCAACACACGTAAAGGACCATTAAAAGAGAAGGACTTTTGCCTTATATTGGATTGGGTAAAAGAACAAACAAAAGAAATCCAAACTTATGTATTAAAGAAATTAGCCAAAGGAGGCAAATACTAATGAATAAAACATTACAACAAATAGCAAACGATCGGGAAACTTTGCATAAATACCATGAGTCGAGTAGACCATTGAGTAAAAATTACGAGTATGTAGGCTTAAAAGGTGAATCTCAATTCGCAAAAGAGTTTGGGTTTAAAATAGATAAAACATTAAGACCTTCTGGCGATAATGGTAAGGACTTTGAAACAAAGATTGGAATTATTGATGTAAAAACTGCAAGAAATGCATACAATCTTATTGTTGAAGAAGGCAAAGTTGTCTCAGATATTTATGTATTAGCTAAATACATAGATGATACAGATACAGTAGAGCTATTAGGCTGGGAATATAAAAAAGAAATCTTAAAAGCCCCAACAAGAGATTTTGGATATGGGATAATCAATCATTACATACCAAAGAACAAACTAAGGTCACTAAAATCATTAGAAACTATCATAAATGAAAATAACGGAGTAAAAACTATGAAAGAAATAGAAGAACCTTGTCCTAAGTGTGGCAACAATCTTATAGAAGCAGAAATTAAAAATGGCACCGACAATTCTTTACCTGCTGTAATGTGTGAAGAAGAATGTGGATTTGTAGACAACTTAATTGAAGAAGGACAATATCTTTATACTCTACTCGATTGGGATGTAGATGTAGATGAGGATGGACCCTTTATAACAGCAAAGGAGGTAATATGGCAGAATCCGATATAAATAAACTCGATCTCCCATTAATACAACGATTACAAGCGAGACTTAAAGATGCAGAACATATAATCAAAGCTGTTATAATACGTAAGGACTATGTTACCCCTACATATGTCGCTAGAATGTCTCAGGAATATGGGGACAAGTACAAATTGGAGATATAGCCATGCACAGATTAGCATTAGACGAAGAAATTAAAAAGGTAAGAATTACTGAAGAAGAGCATAGACTGATGGTAGAAATAATAATTGAAGAAATTTTATCATTAAAAGAACAACAAAAAGAGCTTGATATTGGTCCTGATGGATTGGATTTTATAGAGAAAGAAATAAAATTAGCTAAAAGTATTTTACAGAAAATATCAAAAGAAAATATTCCTAAACCAGCATCATTTGATGACTTAGAAGGTGACCCTATAAACAATGCAATTCGTAAAGACGCACCTGACCTACCTACAGACAAAGAAATGCAAAAAGCAATAGAGAGAGAAACAAGCAGTAGAATGGGACAAGCAGGTTGTCGAGGAGGAGACTGTGATTAAAAAAGAAATCCCGCGTACAACCAAAGTTGCCAAGAAGTCTTGCTCAAACTATACCAGAGATGATACGTGTGCAGGCTTTATGTTTCACTTCAATAAAGAAATAAGTGCACTAGTAACATTCATTGATCCTGATTTTGCAGACAAACCTTGTACTGTAGAAGAAGGATGTGATTTCTTTGAAGATGTAGTAGTTCAAGGGATAACAGGGGTGTAACAACCTCTGTTATCTCTCTTTTTTTTTATTTTAAAACTAATAATAGGAAG